TTGAACTCTATCTTCGTCTTTTCAAGGCTATCACGATCTTTGCAAAGAGCTTTATTGGTTTTTGCAATTCCTTCCAACATCGAAGAGGCGTACTCTACAAGATCTTTCTTTACCGCCTCAAGATGGGCATGCCCATCTCTAAGCGCATAACGGGTTTCCTTCATCGCACAAGTCGCTTTGGTGACATCCTCCACCGTTACACAGTGCCTGTATACAACAAAGCAAGTAACCAAAAATGACATTGCAACCGAACAAACACAAATCAAAACAGCATTCATAATCACCTTTCTAGCAATACAAATAGTACCAAGTCCTTGACCTTGCTGTTGATATATTCAAGTTCTGCAACAAGCAACAGTACCGCATCACGTGACTCATATCCAGCGTCAAGTAACGCCAGAACAGCATCAACCTGCTCGTTAATAGAATCTATCTGCGGATAAAGCCATTTGCAGTCTTGGCCTATCCTGTTAGTTAGTGATTTGATAGTCTCTAACTCAGATAATCTACCATTAATGATATCAAGAAAAAACCCTGTGTCGTTTAAGCTGATCGTAGCTATATAGTTAGAACTGGAAACAGCATCATCAGTTATCTTTAACAGCTCAATGCATTTAAGCCTTGTAAGATAAGTTCTGTCAAACACCTCTAGCCCATCGTCCTGCACTCGGGCACGTGTAGGCGTTTCAACTAATGCAAAAGAAGACGCTAAAAGCAACCACTGTAATAATTTCATCTCGTTCCCTATTTAAGGTGTAACAATGTTAACAACACTAATGATCTTACTTTGGCATTAACTTCATTCTCATACCCTGATGGAATAGTTCTGGGAGTGTTGCGCCTAATTGCCGAAACCTTCTTCGCAAGAAAATCGCCCTCTTTTCCCAGTTTCTCCATCAAAATAACAATATCTCTTAATTCTGAAGCTGTGTGTTTTCCCTCAGAGAGTTCAATCAGTTGTTCACATATTTCTATGACACGACTTCTCTTGTTGGACGCCCTAGCATCATCCCTACATAGAGAGACTAGAAGTACCACAATAACAACAATCATGACTATGCAAAAAACAATACCCCATAAATACATCTTCGCTCCTATAGTTTATGTGCTAATCGTATACCTGAGTACGCAACTGGCACATACGGCCTATCTAAAGAATTTTGGCATCTGTTCTGAACTTCCGTACATTGCTTCTCTATACCGCTTCTCTAACTCCTCTGGCGAGGTGCTTGGTGAACACCTGTTCAATGACAAACAGAGATATCTTAAAGAATCGCAACCATCGCTTGCCCAATCATGCAGCGGCCTGTCTCGATAACGCTTAAGCTTAGCGTCCCATTCTTTGCGGTAAAACTCCATCGCCTTGATAAGCTTGCTACACTTCTTTTCATCTATCCATATCTTGCCCAGTGTACTACGAACCGCTTCGATTCCCTCAATCACAGGCAAACAAGGTACTGTTAAGAAGTTTATACCAAATGAACGAGCCTTTTCTAAACGAGACATACCCGTCCCTAACTCAACAACCGCTATATCAAACGGAGCCATGTGATTCGCATAAACATACTCTTTGTTGCGTAACACATTTGCATAATGTTCAAGGCCACGATCTGAACTTGTATAATAGTCAATAAACCTTATAGTCTGACAAATAACCTGATAGAAAATAATACAAGTTGAATCATTAACACCCAAATCCCAAGCGGTGTGAACTGGAAAGCCTACCTCGTACGGAACATCAGTTATCTGGTTGTTTAACTTCATCTTATTTAGGTACTTAGCATAAAATGCACCCTCAACCCCAGCATTGAACGAAACATAGTATTCTTGTTGAAACAAATCTTCAGACATCTCTCGCCGCTCATCATCTAGGAGATCCTGAGGAATATGTCCCGTGTCATCTACGTTCAAAGTAGACGAGTACCATTTATCAGACGATACTGAAAGCTGATGAAGATCCCAGAAATGATTCTTTCCAAACGGAGTTGAGCAGAACAACGCAATTCCATCGTTTTGAGCTAAAGCAGGACGTAGCACCGACCAAGCTTGTGGGTCCTGTGTGGCGTACTCACTAAATATTGCTACATAACAAGCAGTACCCCGAACACGATCAACGTCCGTTGACCCCAAAAACTGCAAGACAGAACCATTAACAAGTCTTATCTTCATCTCTGTGTCATTTTTATTGGCGATAAGCTCTTGGGGTATATAGTCAATTATCCTTTGGCCATCGCTGTTTATACCATCCCAGATAGCTATTCTTGCCTGCTTTGCCGTTGGAAACAGATAGAAAACAGTGCATACTCGCTTGAGCATCTGGCGTAAGGCTATAAATAGAGCTGTGTGATCCTTGCCTGAGCGCCTGCTCCAGCAAAGCAATGCCCGCTTGCACCCGTCTTGTTCTATCGCCCGTATAACTGGGAGTTGGTAATCTCGGGGCTTAAAGCGGTCGAGCTTTATTTTTGTTTCAACTTGCATGCGTCTTTTTATTCTCTCTGTATCGCTTGTTATACGATTTTCTGGCTAAGTCCTTTTTATGTTCTTTTATATAACTCTCGGTTACTAACCTTAAGTCTGGATTGCTAACTTCTGGCTCTGTTGGAAAGGTATTAAAGCACCATTCCTCCATCCCGTAGCATTCTCCACAAGAAAGGTGCCAGTCGTCCCCAACAATAACCAAACTGGGATCTATATCAGCACAATGCTCCCAAGCAATAGCATGTTGTCTAAAGTCATCCCATGTCATTTTCTCATCTTCATTGCCAACCCAATGAACATCAGATTCTTTTTTTCCATAATCATTTAATGCATCAACGGCTTTCGCCAGAAAACTACACACATTTTACCTTCGCTCATCCCATAACAAACGCCAATTCAATTTACCGCCATCAATGCTTTCAAGCTCCCACTCCGCAAGAGTTTCGCCAGTCTCCTCGCTCTCAAAGCCCCATATTGTCCCAACTTCGTAGGCACGCCACTTGAGCCACTCTACGGTATATTTCTCAGGTTCTTCATCAGGCCACTTGCGCCATCCGTTATTCATCTTCGCTCCTTTAGCGTAAATCTAGTTATCTTCATACTTAATAGGCTTCTGCCAGAGCCTTTGCTATCCGCTGATGAAGTAAGTCTACATTTGCAATAATACCGTTCCAGTTTAAGGCGAGATCGTCGCACATCGCCCACTTAAACTCGTTCACTCTATGAATCATTAAACTGATTTCTTTATCACAGTACAAACAAATACCAGTCTTCTCTTTCAAATCACGTGCAAACAGGCTTAAAAGAGCTTCAAAGTCATGACATTTAACAAAAAACTTTTTATCACCACTTTTTTTAAGAGCAATCACTTCTCGAATCGTTTTAATCACTTGCTCTAGCCGTTTTATATTTTCCATCTTCGCTCCTATCCACTATCTTTGCCAGTCCAAACCGTTCAGCCGCCTCATTCTCTAGGAATGCAGGCAAATAAACCCAAACACGAACCGTTTTGTTAACAATAATACGACCATCGTGTTCAGGCTCAAACTCTTCGCCTCTCCAAACAGCCGTAGCATAGAATGGCTCGTAGGATGCTTCAGCAAGTACCAAAACAACCCTATTCTTAGGCGGCTTCACATCAGGGAACTTGTGCCATCCGTTAGTCATCTTCGCTCCTATAGTTTGTGTGCTAGTTGTTTATGGCGGAGGGGACGGGATTTGAACCCGCGTCCTCCTGCGCTCACACAAACCACTATGTAAGACGCCCAGAGGTAACTAGTCGGTCAATCTCGTTATGCAATAAGCCGTACTCTGCCACCCCTCCACACAGTTAACATTGACTATTCTGTGTAATAGTATACAATGGAATATAACCTATAACAAGTGATTACTCCGACGGGCGGCCCCACTGCTTACTTAACTGGGCCGCCTATTCTTTAACTTTAGGCTTTGTAAAGTCGTCCGTTTTCTTGGGTAGAGCAGAGGCCGCCTGAACAGGTCAGTACCCTAGAAGGGCTGTTAACCACGCATGATTAACCATTTATCATCTTTCGATGAAGTGCGCCTGCACGCTGAGTCAATTCACGAAACACGGCATTTTAAAGCTGTGTTGGGCTTCTAGCTCACGGCTCCAACACCTTCAACTCTACCCAATTTTCTCTTTATCCTGTTCGCTTTGCTCACAGTCGGCCGTGCGCTTCGCCACGTCCTTCTTAGGCTTTGTAAAGTCGTCCATAACAACAGTAATATTGGTAGGCTTGTCTCTATTGTCCTCTTTCTCTTTGAGTGCAGACCAACGCTTGTCCGAATTGTCCCACTCTTCTGAGTATCGGTGCATCATATACATGTTGCTTTTCTCTTTAATGTTACCGAAGAGCATAAGGCGTTCACGCTTGCTGGCTATAATATGCTTAACATCATCGTACACAGCTCTAAGTTCGGGTCGTTTCTTAACCCAACGTGTCCATGTCTTCCAAGGTATCCCCT